ATGTGTGGTAATTAAAAATGCAATAGATACTTTTCCAGAACAACAAAATGTATATAAAAAAGGAGATCCTATTAATTTAGTATTTACTTCTACTCCATGGAGAGGATTATCTGTATTATTAGGTGCAATGCAACTCATTAAAAATCCTTTAATTAAATGCCATGTTTATTCTTCTACTAAAATATATGGTTCTAATTTTGAAGAAAAAAATGATGAGATGTACAAACCTTTATATGAGCAAGCAGCACAATTAAAAAATGTTGTATACAAAGGTTATGCTACCAATCAAGAAATACTTCATAATATGAAACATTATCATATTTATGCTTATCCTAATATTTGGGAAGAGACCTCTTGTATCTCAGCGATTGAAGCATTGTCCTTTGGTTTACACGCTATAGTTACTAACTATGGAGCATTATACGAAACTTGTTCTGAATGGCCAACATACGTTCAATACAATAGAGATTATAAATCTTTAGCTCAATCTTTTGCCTATGCTATAGAAGGAATAGCAGAACAATTACATACAGAAGGAATGCAAGAATTACAAAGATCCCAAATGTCTTTTTATAAAAAATTTTATAATTGGAACAATAGAAAACATGAATGGACAAATTTTTTACAAGGAGTAGTCGATGCTAGAAAATCATGAACCTATATGGTTTAACCACGAACCACGGAACACGGAAGAAGCTGGATACTCTCTTTTAGTAGCCACTCCAGTTCATTCAGAAGTATCTATTCATTATACTCAATCTTTAATAGAATTACAAAAATTTTGTTTTAGGAAAAATGTAAAAGTTCAGTTTCATTTAATGAAATCTTCTTTGGTTACGCAAGGAAGAAATATGTGTGTATCTGAATTTTTAAAATCAGATTGCTCTCATATGTTATTTATTGATTCTGATATTTCTTTTAATGCAGGTGCTGTGGAAAGATTAGTAGCACAAGATAAAGATGTTATTTCTATTCCTTACCCTTTGAAAGATATCAATTGGGATAAAGGAATTCATATGATGAAAGAAGGTAAAATCAAAGAAGCAAAAGATTTGCGTAATAAAGCATTTTACAGATACCCTTTTAAAGTAGAAAATAATAATGAAATACGAATTCAAAACGGAGTTATTGAAGTAACTCATTCTCCTACTGGATTTATGTTAATCAAAAGAGAAGTGTTTACTAAAATGATTAAAGCCTATCCACATTTAAGAATAGACCAAGACCAAGTTATTAATGGTAAGAACGTCAGGTTAGAGCATATGTGGAATTTTTTTGATACTGAATTTGATCCTGAAAAACATACTTATTTAGGGGAGGATTTTGCTTTCTGTAAACGATGGAAAGACATTGGAGGAACCTGCCATGCATGGATTATGGATTACATTACCCATGTAGGGGAACATCAATATACAGGAAGATTTGCTGATGAGTTGATCCTCCCCGATAAATAAGATAAAATCAATAAAACAGGTATTATTTAAAATATGTTTGATCCAGTAACTTTATCTATTATGTTTGCTACTTCAGCGTTAGCCAATAAACTTGGCGGTGCATCTACTAAAGATGCCCTTAAAGGTGCAGTAGTAAATACAGGAATTAATGCATTATTACCAGGAGCAGGAACAACTGGTAATCCATTTGTATCGTCTATGGGAAAAATGACTGGACAAAACATGCTACAAAATATTTTAGTAGAAGGTGCTAAACAAGGAGTAATGCAAAGGGCTAGTAAATCACTAGGAATAAGCCCTCTACTATTAAACGCAGGATTAAATATAGGTCAATCGTTCTTACCTCAAAATTTAACACAAACTGTTAATGAAGCATTTCCAAATATGAGTCCTTCAGAAATTATAAATCAATCTACTCAGTACGGCTCTGTTCCAGATTATGATTTTCCAGCAGCTGGATTGGATCTTCGTGGCGTATTACCACAAGCACAAGTTCCTACTACACAAGGATTTGATATTGATTCTACTTATACAGGAGGAGAATTCGACATTACAAAAGGTAAAGGCGATCCATCCTACATGGATAAAGTATTAGATGTTTTCAAAACAGGTGATAAGTATGATATTAATAAGATAGCTAAAGGAGCAACTTTATTTGGTGTCCCTGCTTTATTATATGCTAGTGGTGCATTTAAAGAAAAACCAAAAACTATGTATCAACCTACTTACAATATCAATTATCCAAAATTAAGAGAAGCTAGAGGACCAATGACACGAATTGATCCAGTAACTGGAAGAACTGTAGAAGTTGCTCCTGTAGCGACACCAGAAGAATTATACGCTTCTTCAGAACCATATGCATGGTCTGAAAAAACATTTTATCCTAAAGAATACAATCAAGGTGGATTAGCTAGTATACAAAAATTTAATGAAGGAGGAATGAGTAAATTACCTTCTAAAATATCACATGACGAAAACGATATTAATAACTACATGAGAGTAAATGGATATATTGAAGACCAAAATGGTCATAAAGATGAGGATACTTTATTAGCACAACTAGCTGATGGAGAATTTGTAACAAGAACTGATGGTGTATTGGGTGCTGGTATTATTGCTGGTGCAAATCCAAAGAATGAAAAAGAAATGAGACAAAAAGGGGCTAAGTTTTTCTATGAACAACAAAAAAGATTTAAGAGAGTATTTGATTTGTTAAATGAAAACAGAGCTCGTAAACTTCACTAAAGAAGAAGTAGAAAAGGTATGGCCTTTAGCTGAACCTTTAGTGACTAAAGCATGTAATACAAATGGAGGTTTTGATGCGAAACATATACTGGAATTTCTTAAAGCAGGAACCATGCAATTATGGCTTGCTGTCGATCCAGAAACTAATAAAGTTATTTGTTGTTGCGTCACTGAGATTAGGCAGTATCCTAATTTTAAAGTGTGCGACCTTAGGATTACGACTGGTGAACAGTTTGAACGTTGGTATCACTTCATGGATAATATATGCGAATGGGCTAAATCAAATGGCTGCAAAAAAATGGAAGTATTTGCAAGACCAGGATGGGAACGAATTCTTAAATCAAAAGGATTTATCAAAACACATGTACAAATTGAGCGAGAACTATGAGCATTAATATAAGTAAATTAAATACAAAAGAAAAAGTAGATCTTTTTAAAAAGTTATATGCAGATATAACTGGTAAGGCACATAAAGAAGATATTCACTTAGCACACATTAATGAATTTGAAAGAAAATTACTTATCATGCATGGTGGTAATGGAACTGTTTTACAAGAAACAGGACTACACCAATATTTTGGTGGTGGTGGAGGTGGAGGAGGTGCTCCATCTACAACTACTTCTTTTGTAAGAGAGGCTCCAGGTATTGAGGAAAGAAAATTAGAGTTAATGGATTTTGCAAGAGATCTAACTCAAACTCCAGAAAAATTACCAGCCATACAAATTTCTCCATTAAGTGGTTTGGAGCAACAAGGTGTCACTGCTGCAGGAACTACTGGTGTTGGTGCACCTACTGCTCAGCAAGGTATTGCATCTGCTTTATCTGGTATTCAAGCTGCTCAAGCAGGGCCTAATATTAGTCAATTTTACAATCCATATCAAAGTTATGTGTTAGATGAAATTAATAGACAAGCACAAATGAAACAAAATCAAATTGCACAACAAGCTGTGCAGTCTGGTGCTTTTGGTGGCGGTAGAGAAGGTGTTCAAAGAGCAGAATTACAAAGAGGTACTTTAGCAACTTTAGGTCAAGCACAACAACAAGGATTTAATACAGCATTACAAGCGGCTCAAAATCAACAGCAATTAGCTGCTCAAACAGGATTACAAGGCGGTCAATTACTAGGTCAATTAGGAACTACTCAACAACAGATGGCTCAAGGAGATATTAATCAATTAATGGCGGCTGGTGGATTGCAAAGACAACTTGCACAACAGACAGTAGATGCAGCAAGACAATCTACATTACAACAACAATATGAACCATATCAAAGATTAGAGTTCTTAAAAAATATTTATGCTGCTGGACCTACTTCTCAATCTGGAATTACTTCAGCTACAGCCCCTACTACCAATCCTTTAGCACAATCTATTGGAACTGGTTTGGGTGCATTTGCTGCTTATCAAGGTATTACAGGGAAAGCGTAGGAGGAATAAATGGATACAATATTACTTAGACCACTATTTAGAGCCAAGTACATCGCTGAACAAAAAAATAAAAATAAATTTAATCAAGGCGGTTTAGCTAATATACAAAAGTTTAATACAGGTGGTTTAAGCGGTTTAACAAAAGGAGAAAGACAGGCTATTACTTTAGCGCCTTTCGTTAAGGCTTTAACAGGTGCTCAAACAAGACCTGGTGAATCTCAAATGTCTGGATTTGCAAGAGCGTTTGGAGAGGGTTTGGCTGGTTTAGGAGCGGCTAAAAAAGATATAGCTGCAATAGATCAAGTAGAACTAGAAGCATTAAAAGCTATGATGAAGGCAAAACAAGATAAGAATAAAGAACAAACTGATTTAGAAAAAGAATTTAGAAAAACTTGGAGAGATTCTAAAGTAGTTAAAAATTTTGAAGATGCTCAAGCTGGTTATTCTAGAGTTGTTGCTGGAGCCAATATGGATTCAAAAGCTGGGGACATAGCTTTGATTTTTGGTTTTATGAAAACATTAGATCCTACATCAGTGGTTAGAGAATCTGAATTTAGCTTAGGAGAAAACGTAGGAAGTTTCGGAGGAAAAGTAAAAGCATATTGGGATAGTTTTACTGGACAAGGTAGATTAACTCCAGAACAAAGAAAAGAAATAGTAAGTGCGTCTACTCAACAATTTGGTACTTATCAAACAGAATTAGATACTTTTAAAGTTAATTTTAATACTAAAGGAAAAGAACTTGGATTTGATGCTGGTAAAGCTATGTTAACAGCCGATAGAAGACCAAAAGAAATAGTGATAAACGGTAAAAAAATGTCTGTTCCTATGGGTACTAGACTTATTCAAACAAAAAGAGACGAGACTGGAAAATTAATTAGTGTCTATCAAATGCCTAATGGTTATGTATTTGGAGTAGATGCTAGAAAGGTGGATTAAATGGCTACCAAAGCATTTGAAATAAATCCATCTGAAATAGACATAGGAGGGGCTAGACAAGCGATAGAAATAGACCCAAATACAGTTACTCCCACTGCTATTGCAAAAGATACATATAAAGAAGTACCTCTTAAGATAAGATTTTTAGTAGAGGGTGCTCCTAACATGGAATCTAAAATAGCTACTTTAAAAAAATTCTACCCAAAAGTAAAACAACTACCAGATGAAAATTTTTTAGTAACTGACGCAAAAGGAGTTACTCATATATTTGATGATAGAGAAAAAACAAATTGGGGCGATTTCATTGACGCATCTAAAGAAATAGCTGAAATTATAGGATCTACTGTTGGTGCTATAGGAGGAACTATGCTAGGAGGAGCAGCTGGAACTATTGCTGGATCTGGACTTGGATTAGCTGCAGGTGCGGAAATATACGAACAAGTTGCTAAAATGTATGGTACTGAAATGTTAAGAACTAATGAAGAGCACTTAAAACAAAGATCGGTAGATGTTGCATTTGGTTCTGTAGGACAAGCAGTTGCACCAATTATATTTAAAGGTGCTAAATATGCAATCACAGGTGGTGCAAAACAAATAGAAGAGGCTGGTAAAAGATTAGCTGCTTTTGTAAATTCTGGGGTTCAACCTAGTTTAGGTCAAGTTACATTAAATAGAGCAGTTCAAACAACAGAGTTGTGGCTAGGTAATATACCAGGAGCCTCTGGAAAGATGGCTAACTTTGCTCAAAAAGCACAAGATGATTTTGGTAAGAGAGTTGCAAATATAGCGACAAGAGTAATGACAGAAGATGGAGTTTTGGTAGGAGGAAAAATAGTTATACCAGATGAAACAGTAGTAGGAAAAGTTTTACAAAAAGCGGTAGGTGATAAAAACATATATAATCCAGTTAATTCTGCAGATAGCTGGACAGGAAGATTTAATTCTTTAACAAGTCTTTTATACTCAAAAGTAGATGATTATGTACCAAAAAATACTTTATTTACAATAGACAATACTCTTAATAAACTTAAAAATATTTTAAATCCAGTAACTGGCGCTGAAGTTACTTCAAAAGAACTACAAGATCCATTTTTACAAAAAATATTTACAAGTATAACTAAAGACCTTGAAGCAAATGGAGGGAAACTGTCATACGAAGGAATAAAGAATATACGATCAGAAATAGGAAGTAAAATTTCTGAAAATTTAATTGCGAATAAACAAGTGGGGAATTTAAAACAATTATATGCTTCTATTACTTCAGATATTGAAAATAACGTATTGACTACTGGAGGCACCAAAGCAATGAATGCTTTGCGAAGAGCCAATAGAGTTTGGGAAGCTGGTACTACTAAACTAGAGGATTTTCTACAACCAATATTTAACAAAGCTAATCCAGATTTAATAGTTAGAGAATTAATGGCTGGTGCTAGAGAAGGAGCAACTAGATTAAATGCTTTGAAAACATCTTTTAAACCAGAGCAATATAAAGTTTTAATTTCTTCTATTATTGATAGAATGGGAAGAATATCTCCAGGCCAAGGAATTGCATCAGAAATAGGAGAGGAAGTAACTGGACAAATAGGTAGATTTTCTTCGGAGACATTTTTAACCAATTGGAATAAATTATCTCCAGCAGCTAAACAAGCGTTATTTTCAGGTAAAGGATTTCCTAAAACAATGGTAAAAGACATGAATGATTTAGTAAAAGTCTCTTCTGTTATTAGAGAAAGTGGTAAGACTTTTAAAAATCCATCAGGAACAGCAGATAGATTAGCTGCTCAAGGAGTGATGTTCACAGCATTAGGAGGAGCAGCAACAGGTAACCCTGCGTTCTTGGCTGTTATGCCTTTGGTTATGGCTGGAGCAAATGTATCAGCTAGATTATTAACTAATCCGAGATTTGTGTCATGGGCGGCTCAAGCTACTAAAATTGCTGGTAATAAAGGAATAGAAGGAGATATGGAACATTTAACTAAACTAGGTATGGTAGCAGCATCCTCTTCTCCAGGAGAAAGAGAGGCTTTGTTTGAATATATTGGAGTTCTTAAAGAAGCGGCAAATAAAACAAAAAAGGGAGAAGCAGAAATACCTATGGCTAAAAAAGTATCCGAGGCACCTAAGCCAAGCAAACAAGAAGTATCTTCGTTGCCTACATTAGATAGATCTATGTTTAGTGCACCCTCTACATCAGTAGCTTCTACGACCATGTCATCACCCACAACGGCTCAAGGACTAGGATCTATTGGATCTAGTCAATTTTCATCTTTATTCCCTGAAGACACTTTAGGAACAGCTATTGCGGAGAGACGAAATGCCTAGAAGAGGGTCGGCAACAGCACACCAAAGAATAGATGATCACGAAAAACTATGTCGTATTATGCAGAAGCAAACTTGTCAAAAAATTGAAGAGTTACATCAAGAAATAAACAGTATTAAAACAATACTGGTAGTATCTGCTGGAGCGATAATTGGTGGTTTATTTACCATAGTTCTTATGTTAATAAACAAATAGTGAGATTCAAAAAAGAAAATAATATTATAACCATAGAAGACTTAAAAAAGGTTCATAAGTATCCTTACAAACATTACAATAGATTTTCCGATGAAAAAGGAAGAAAATATCTAGTAGACGAAAAGAAAGTTCCATCTGTTACAACTATCTTAGGAAAAACAAAAGACCAAAGTGGCTTAAACGCTTGGAGACAACGAGTGGGAGCAGAACAGGCAAGATTAATCACTCAGCGAGCGGCTAATGTAGGAACTGAAATGCATTATATTTTAGAAAATTATTTTAATGGAACACCTTATTACAACACAGATCCCAACTTTGAACAATCACGGATCATGGCTCATAAGATATTAGAAAATTTATCACCTATTACAGAGGTATGGGGTAATGAAGTAAGTTTATCCTACAAGTATGAATATGCGGGTACTACCGATATGGTGGTATTATATAACGACAAGCCTACAATTGTAGACTTTAAACAATCTAACAAAGTAAAAAAAGAAGAGTGGATAGAAGACTATCGATATCAATTAGGGGCATATTACTTGGCTCACAAAGAGCACTACGGCCCTATTGAGCAAGGATTAATATCTATTTGTGTAAGAGACCTTACTTATCAGCAATGGATATTAAATGAAGCCGACCTACAAGAATATGCAGAAAAATTCTTACAGAGGGTAGAACAGTTTAAAAAATTGCAATAAACTCCACTAATGAAAGAAGGTTTACTTGTACATAAACATTTAATTGTCCGAGCGGAAGCAGTCAGTCCGCCGATGGAAGAAAAATATTTAACAGATTGGTTGTACGATTTTATTAAATCTATCAACATGAAAGTTTTGATGGGGCCTTATGTTATTTATCATAATGTACCAGGTAATCGTGGGATTACAGGTGCGGCTATTATTGAAACCTCTCATATAGTCATGCATGTCTGGGACGAACCATCTCCTGCCTTAATGCAATTTGATGTCTACTCTTGCGGTGAATTTAATCCAGAAACCATTTGTAAAAAAATTAAAAAAGATTTTGAAATAACTAAAATAGAATATAAGTTTTTAAATAGAGAAACTGGCCTAGTAGATATTGGCGGTGGACACTTGAAGTAAACGCATATCTGATATACCATTTAGGTATGACAAGAGAACGATTAAAAGATCTAATATTACAAAACAGTTTGTTAAAAGATAGAACAAGCAAAAATAATATTTTGTTTTCAAGCAGAAAAGAAGTTGAAATAAATGGCAACGGAACTTCTGGCTATACTTTAAAGAACGGTAGTAATAAAGGAAAAGTTTTAAAACATTTGAAACTAGAACCTAGAAATATTTAGGGTTGAAATAACTACGACACATACTATATAATAGTCATGGTGCAGCAATGTGGCTGGCCATATTAACTTGCTTAACTATAACAAGGAGTAATATATGACAAGTTTTGATTTAATTAATTCCGTACACAAACAATTTTTTGATAAAGGATTAGACATCTTTGATGGTGTTTTTGATTCTTGGTCAAAAGTAACTGGGTTTCCATTTTGGAATGTTGTAAAATATTCTAAAGGTAAATACGGTTTAGAACTAGGATTAGCTGGTTTCAAGAAAGAAAATGTTCTTGTAGAAGTAAACGATGGCGTTTTAACTATTGAAGGTAAAGTAGATGATTCAGCTGTTGACTATGTTCAAAAAGGTTTGTCTACTAAATCTTTCTTTAAACAATTTTC